GTCATACAGTCTGTTTAATGTGGTTCTGTCTTTAATTAACGCATTGATTGCAGTCGGGTCGCCGACAATCTTTTCTAAGATGCTCAAGTCAGGGCCGTTCAAAACACCCAAACGGTTAGCTTCTTTACCTTGCAACATAGCGTTGTTTAATGCTTGCTGAATTTCAGTGCGAACGTTTGGCTTCAGCAAATCAGAGCCTTTGTATCTTTGGAATAAATCCTGCAAGTTATTTAGTGACTTTTGATAGTTAATAGCACCGCTTACCTGCTTTTCAGATTCACCGGTCAAAGGTTTAGCTTGGTCAGCCTGCCACTCTCTAGCCTGCTTACCACTTAGTCCTGCTGGCACAGGGGGCGCCTTGAATGGGTCATATCCCTGTGTTGATGCAATCGTTGGCGCTGTGCTTGTCGAGCCACCGGCTGGAGTCACTTGTGGTGCTGGAGCAGGTTGCGCGGCTGGCGCATTTTGTGCAGGGTTTACTTGGAAATTGGTTGTTGGCTGAGTAGTAAACTGAGCTGGAATAGGAATGCCCTCGTCCCTGAACTTAATAATGTCAGCAGGACTTAGCGCTGTTTTTGTCATAGCAAAAGGACGGAACGTGGCTTCAGGATTAGCAGAGTTCATGTCTACATAACCTGATATTGTGTTTCCACCAGCATCTAATTTAGTGGCTTCCTTCCACTGTGGGCCTTCAGTAAGTTTCTTGAATGCAACCTGTTGCAAAGCTGGGTTGTAAGCAGTAGAACCGTACAAGAATGCGGCTTGTGGATTTGCAGGAACAGCGGCAGAACCTTCAACACGCTTGTATTGAGGATTCAATTCCATGTTTGCGCCAAACATATCAGGGGTTGTCTGTGTTGTTAGCTTATTGTCAGGGCCATAAATACCGCCGACAACTTCTTCCTTGCCACGTAACAAGTTCTGATATTGCTCTGCTTCCTCTGCATAACGCTGACGTAGGGCTTTAGCAAGTTCTGCCGCTTGCTTGTCGCCCTTTTCAGCTAAACGAGTGCCAGCAAAGGTTTGCGCTAAAGGTGCCGCATATTGGAAAAAGCTAGGCGCAACAAAGCGACCGCTAACCATCTGCCCTTGAGGCATTTGCTGACCCTGTTGCATAAGCAACTGAGCCATTTGCTGTTGGCGGTTTAGTGCCTGCTGTTGTTGAAACAACTCCGGTGGGAGTGTTCCGATGCCTGCTTGGTTTGCGGTTGCCATATATTAAAACTCCTGCGCGGCCAACATTCTGCTCTGTTGCGAATATGGGTCTGTGCCATAGGTTGTAGACACCTTGTACTGCGTATAAGGGTTATATGTTCCGATACCACCCATTTGTGCGTCTCTTGCATTAATTTGGTCTTGCGTCATTGGTGCAGACTTACGCAAAGCCTGTGCTAGAGCCATAGGGTTGGAGCCACCTTGGGCTGTTTGACCGGCTTGGCTCACCAGCTGGTTTTGCTGGGCAAGAGCCGCGTTCTGCATAGCCTGTTGGTTAGCAATATTCTGAAACACAGGTGTTAGCCCACCAACGTCTTGCATTTGGGCTTGGGGTTGCATCTGTGCAATATATGGGTTCATATAAGGTGTCATCATGGGATTAGTCCGTAATCTACGACCTTGTAACCGTCGTCAAGGGTTGTAACAGCGTATGGATATACCTTCTCAACTTCGTCAGCCATAACACCAATGTGGATGCCATCGCCGGCAAGTTTGTGCTTCTTAAACTCGTCTTTGTACTCAAAACTGTAAAGAGTAAGCCCGTTATCCATAACACCAATCGGCTTAATGTTCTCTTTCATACGTGGGTCGCAAGCCATAATTGCCGCACCACCGAGGCTAAATAAGCCTTGATTTAGGTTGGCTTGTGCCGCTTGTTTAGCGTTAAAGTCGCCCATTTGAGCGTTGTAGCCCATTTGTGCCGCACCCAATAAATCAGGGCCGCTTGTCGTAGCCTGTTGGGCTGAATTAACGAACTGTGGGCCTTGAACTTGGGCGCCGGTACGAACTGCAGACAAAGTATTGAGTGGCTCGTTGCGTAAGTAAGCCTGTTCTTGCAGGGCAGATTGGCGGGCTTGTTGGCCAACACCAAAGCCTTGTGTTGTTGCGGCGGCAAGCAGGTCGTTCTCACGCTGGGCTTGTTGCATCATAGCGCGGTCGTAAGCCTCAGAGCCAATGTCGATGCCCTGATTAGCCAATCGTTGCTGTAATTGCTCACGAGTTTGCTGAATTTGCGGTTGAAGCCTTTGCATATAGGCTTCTTGGTATGTTTGGCTTGGATTAAACCCTGTACTTGGCAAAGCCGCAGTATTAAATGGGGTGTTGAGCATATTCTCAACGTAGGTCAAGCCTTGACCTGCAATCTTGCCTAAACCTAGGCTGGTTGCATTTTGGTAATCAAGTAATTGTTGCTGTGCTGGGCTTAAAGTTTGCGTAGCAGTCCATGTTGGGTTGCCATATGGGTCAGCGCCGGTAATTGCATAAGTTAAGTTACCGTAAGGGGTTACTTGATTGACGCGGTTAGCCGCAGTCGCAAGACGCGCCGCATCAATATTGCCAGCCGCTGTTTCTTGAGCGGCCGCTCTGTAATCAGGTGCCGCAGGCGCACTCGGCGCAGGCCCTAATCCTAAAAATCCACCACCACCCATATCAAGCCTCCATCTTTTGTCTTAGAGGGCTACGGATGTTTAACCACCGACAGTCCTCTTTACGCATCGCCATAATTACCAAATCGCCATCCATATGGGCATCCGGTATATCGGCCACAACTTTAAAACCAAGGTGTCGGTTTAATCGTAAGGCATCTTCATTATCCTTACAAATTTGCCCTAGTATAACGCTAACACCGAGTTTGTTAAAGGGGTAATCAAACACCGCCCATAAAAAATCTTTACTAGCCCAATGCTCACCAACACTACCAATATGTATTTCGCAAGCCTTTGGCATAAAGTTCGTGTAACCAGCTACTGCTACCAAGTTACCGTCCTTCATCTGCCCAATGCATTGTGTCGTTTCGGGCAACGGATGGTTAAGGATTCTAACAAGCCAGTCGCCCATGTATCTTTGATTTTCAGTAGTAACCGTCCTCACAAGACCCCGCCACGCTCCATTACATAATCGGTTGATGCCCAATGAAACTCAATATTCTGTGATGCCACGTTCAGGCTGATTGAGCCTGCATAGCCTAATCCTGTCACACCCTGCCATATTTTGGTAGTGGTCAAAATACCACCCCAATTTGCGTTATCCCAAGTGTCTAAGTCCCACTCACCGGTCTGCAAAATAGCAGGGTTGAACGATATTTGGTTGGTCAGGTCAACGGTGTCAAAGTCGGTCGATATACCGCAAAGAACCGTTGGCAGTCCGTTGTCTGTCTGCAAAATAGGGCGAACCAAGGTGAACCGTTTTAGCTGTCCTCGGCTTTCAAAATAGCTGTATGCCTGCTGGGCAAAGGCTCGGATGTTGGTTCCAGCGTCGGCAAAGGTATCGTAAAACTTGCCCACAAAGCCATTCCCGCCAAAATACATATCATCGCCCGATGACTCCCAGCAATTCGCCTGTATGCCGGTGAAACGACCCCACGACTTGGTAATGTTGTGCATTACATATTGTTCTGAGGCGCCCGTCACCGGAACGTTAACAATCAGCATATTTTGCTTGGCAAAGTAAGCCATCTGCCAGCCAAAGTTCTGCGCATAATCGTCTGCCGCCTTGCTGATGGCATAAAAAATCTTGTCTGTCAGGTTAACGCGGGGGTCAAGTCGGGTGGATTGCAAGCCTGCGGACATTGGTGTTAAACCGTCCTCGGTTAAAAGCAATAAATCACCCCCAAACTTAAAGAAACACTTGCGGGCAAAGGTCTGACCAATCTGCCAAACACCCACCAAAGACCAATCATTAGGGTCTGATGGGTCTGAACCCTTGTAAACAATGACTTCACCGTTGCTGGTGACAAACGCGGCAAGGTCGTCGACCCCATATCCTGCGTCAATCGTCCAAGTTCCCATGGCTTGCAGATAACCACCCCTGCGGGCGATGCCTCCAAGTGGAAACTCAGTCACCGTACCGTTGATAGAATCGACCGGCAAGTACCAAAAGGACAGGCTGTTCTCTTCTACAAAGTAAAGTCGCTCTTTAAAAAGGTTGATGTTGGCGAAAGTGTTGCTGTTTTGACCAAGAATGTAGTAATCAATCGTGTATGTGCCAACGGTGGTTGCATCCCCACTGGGGGCGGTGGCCATCGTATAGGTAAATGTGGTCGCACCGGTCACAGTTATGCGGTATGTACCGTTAAATTCAGCAGGAACAGCGCCGGCAACCGTCACAGTATTGCCTGTCACCAAGTTATGAGCGCTGGCAGTAGTTAGCGTTGCGGTCAAATTGCCTGTGCCGCCCCTTGTGATTGTGGAAATAGTCTGCGCAACGTTGGTGGTGGCGCTCTTTTGCCATCTTGTACCGTCATAAACAACCATCGGGTCAACACCGTTCACAGCAGGCATGAATGAACCGCCGGCTGTGGTTAGCATCACATGAATCCAGCGACCGTCTGTCAAGCCTGTTAAAGACTGCGTGGCGGTTGATGTGCTGGCATCATAAATAATTGTGTCCGTTGCCGCAAACAGCTTAGTGCCGGTTGGGCTGGAATAACTCATCAAAGACTTGACCGCGCCCGTAATGCCTGTGCTGGACTTTGTATAGCCCTTGCGCATGGTCACGTCGGTCGGTGTCGGGAAGAAGTTAACAAGCTGAACCGCATCTAAAGGGTTCATTTCTGCCAGCGAGTCGCGAGCGTTCCACCCACCAATCGGCGATGCCAACGATGCAGTAAAGGCTCGTCTTTGTTGAGGTACTGCCATGGTTAAGTTCCGTAACCGGTGTCAGGGATATTTGCGTAACCGATAAGCACCTTGCTTGGGTAAGGCGCAAACGATAGATTGGCAGAGCCTTTGTCGTTGGCTTTAACCACGTTAAGAACCCTGAAATAGTCCTGTTGCAACGCGGTTGTGTCAAACGACTTAATTTGGAAATACTTTAGCTTTGTGCCAAGCACCAATAAACGGTCGTCATATATGGTCGTGTCGGTGTCTGCTGTAAAGCTGTTCTTGATTTGACCGGTTGCACTACGCGCCCAGCCTTTTGAACGGTACTCAAAGCCTAAGTATTCTTTGGTGTTATATGGTGGCCAAATTTGGAACTGCTGACCCAAAATCCTCCAACGGATACGTGGGCCTGTTGAGATATAACCTGACTTTAACCACTGCCATTGTTGGGCATCTTCAGGGCCAAGCATCTGCCAATGTTTCGTTTTGTCCCAGTGGGTGTTGTCAGTAATCGTCTCAAAATCAGCCGGCAAGTCATACTTGGTCTGAGAGAAGTTAAACTGCACACCGGTATAAGTACCGCTTGCAAGCTGGCTCATAACGATGGTTGATAAGCCTGTGCCTGAATTGTAGGTCACGCTTTGCACATAAGTGTCTTGGTTGATGCCGGTGCCGGTAATTGAATAATCACCGTTTAAGGCGGTGGCATTGCCAGCAACGATAATGTTGTAACTGTTGTCGCTGACGGTGTCGCCTGTAAACTGCACCGCATCGGTGTAAAAACGATACTCCACCTCTAAGCCCTGCCAGTCCGTTTCTTTGACAAGTTCATATCCTTGCGCGTTCATCAGCGCTAGAACTTGTTGCACGTCCTGATTGGTATTGCCCTGCACATAAGTGGGGACTGCTAGATTTAATTCAGCGGTTACTTGCTGGACTAGCTGGAGCATCGTTTGGCTCATATTATGCCTCTTCTACGACTTTTGGTTTACGAGTTCGGGGTTTCTTTTCACCAACTGCCGCAAGTATCGCCGCCATTTGCTCTTGCATTTGTG